TAGGCAATTCACCTAGGACATAATTGAATAGGGTATCCGTGATGTAGGAATCTAGCAAGGTTTTGTAAACTGCATTGCCTCCTTGACCTATGGTACCTGCCACAATTAAAGAAAGGATCTTGTCATAGAGTGCAGTCCCCAAGATAGGATGAATGTACCTATCTTGAGTCATTTTGATCACCTGAGTGACATTTTTTAGATCTATGTTGGCACTTGCAACTGTGAAGTCCTTGAAGGACTGCTCCGAAATCATTAGAACATTTGCACTCATCTTGATGTCTTTTCAATTACTACATTACGAACCCACTCGTGTCTACAATAAGGTGTAGTCCTTCCTGTATTTGGATTTCTATACCATCCTCCACAAAGTTGAAAAACAGAATATCCAAGTTGATTTGATATGTTTTGAATCTCTTCTCTTGTAAAGTATAAACCGCTATTGTATAGCCTCTCACACAAAGGTCTGCTACCGCTTATTGCATCAGGCACATTCTTTCTTTCTTCATAGGAATAAAGCACTCTAAAAGAAGTAACAGGCTCAAGTCTTTTGATAGCTGCCTCCCCTGTCTTAGTCACATTTCTTGTGATCAATCCTTCCCTAGAAATTTTCTCTACTATCACATTGTCATCTAGAAGGGTATTGATTCTTCCTATCACAGATGCTTCATCTATCCCTACTGCCTTTGCAATTTGTGGAATAGTCACATTTGCATCCTTTTGAATCTCTTTTACTATCTTTTTTTGTATTTCATTCAATGTGTACTCAGCAAAAAGTTCTTCTTTTACCATTTCTTCAATGGAAGAAAAAAACATTTTGTTAGTTTCAAGTACTTTGAATCTTTCTTTTTTCAATCCTTTGCCTTCAAATAGTGCTAGGATTTCTGCATCATGATCAGATATTGAGCAAGTCAAATGCTTATGATCATGGAAGGCTGTAGGCTGTTCTGCAGGTGCTTGACTAATTGCTGCAGGGGTAACTATATCCTGTTTTACAGGTAGACCTATCAATGCTCTCAACTCACTTATATCCATGGATTCTACTACCTTGGTAGCAATTAAAGGAGAAAGGCTGTTCAATGAGTTGATGATATCCTGTGATCCTGCACTTTCTTTCTTTTCAATAGGTGCTAGGCCTAGCTTTTCCCTGATCTCTTCCTGCGTCATGTTTGCAGAGATAATAGCCTCAGAGAATTCAAAATTGATAGGCTCAGTTTTCTTGAGTTCTAGTTTAGCTACAACATCATTGAATTTAAAAAGATAGTTGATGATCTCTTCTAAACTTCTCTGCTTGGCATTCACATAGGTATTCTGGAATAGTTCAGATGCCTCCCTAAGTTCTGCTCTACCGCCTAGCTGACCTTCAGTCTTAACTCCAAAAAGCATAGGACTTGTCACCTTGTGACCTGAGAAAATTTCTTGCTGCACAGTCTTATTCAAAAGGTCGAAGTGCTTGTCCAATTCAGTACCTGAAAGGTCTACTATGGAAGGCTCATTCTCCTTGCTATCATTGAATGCCAACATGAATTTACCTGCATTCTTAGATCCTGCAAATTTCTCTTTGAATTGTCTTTCGATCCGATCCTCTTCCTCTTGGGATACCTTTCCACCATTCAAGTTAATTAACTTGCTTGAGAACATACCATTGTTTATGGTGTTCAAGTGGTATTCTCCGATAGAGATATCTAGTTCAATGTAGGAGATAGCACCTCTGTAGTCAGGCAAAGAATAGGTATTTGCCCCTGCTCTGTACTCCTTGAAGTATAGAATCTGTGATCCTGTGGGATTATTTGGATCAAATGCAGGGAATGTCTCATAATCAGGTCTAGGATTTACATTGTCATTCTTGATCCAATTATCGGATACATAGAATTCTGAATTGTCATGATTGGTTCTGACCTTATAGTAGTCAACATGGTAGAGTTCTGCAATCTCTCCCGTAGCCTTAGTCCAAATCACCTGTAGATAATAGCCTCCAAAAATGGTAAGATCAGTTGTTAACTTTTTGGTTAACTCATCCAAGGATTCATCTGTTCTATTTACCTTTTGAATCATGCCATAGGCCTTAGCCTTCTGCATTTCATCCTCAGCCTTTACACTCCATCCATTACCACAGATATAGTCTACCTTGCCTGTCAGAATAGCATTATGCTTTGCGCTGTTATTGTAGATTCTTAAAAGATAATTTGGGTAGTCATTTTTCTCCCCGTAGTAGATCCAATCCTTCCCCTTAACTTCTTTGTAAATGGGCAAAGGTACTTGATCAAACTTAAATAGTTTTATCATACTGTGTACGTTTTGTAGTTTCCATTATAGCCGTTATACCTTACCACATCCGTAGTGCTAAGATTTGTGGCCGTCAATTCCATTTTTCCTGTGGCAATTATGTTTGCCCCACTTCCTGCCTGTGTCACATAGTACCTCCAAAAGCCGACAGTACTATTCTGAAATGAAGCCTGTAGGATATTGAACTCAGAGTACCTCTCCTTATGAGGGCTTACATCACTTAGAGTCAATGTCACTTCTTCCTTGGTCACTTCATGCTGAAATAGGAATGTGTAGGTGTCGCTTGTGGTCAACCTCTTATCAAATAAAGCAATGTAGATAGTGTTGGCCTGTCCCTGTTCTATAATAACCATACCAATAAATACAAAATATTTAACCAATGTACACAAAAAAAAACACCTTCTAGGTGAAGGTGCTTTTCTACATAAACAACAAACCAAATATTTAGTCCAAAGGAACTGTACCTGTGAATAGACTAGCTAGTTCTTTTTCGTTTCCTGTGAAGGTCAATGTATAGCCGTTACGATCTCCAAAAGCAGTTCCAGATCCTGAACCGCCACCTGTGATATCTAGACCATTATCCTTACCAAGTATCCAAGTTTTGTCATTGTTATCTTTCACCAAAGCTACTAGTTGATTCTTAGCAAGGAGAAGGATTTCATTTCTTGTATTTACTTGCAATTTATTAAGGATGATCTCAAGAGTTTGAGCGTAGAATACAGTTCCGTTTTGTACGTTTGTGTTGATAGCCTCAGCAAAATTTGAGGATTCTTTTACCAAATCATACTTCCAGAAATATTTGTTTGCATCCATTGTGACTGCAGTATAAGTTCCTGCAGATCCTGTCCAAGTTGCAATGTCTTCTACTGCCGCAAAATAAACTTCCTTCAAACCGCCAATAGAATCTTTGCAGTCAAGGGTGTAATTTTGAGTTAAGGCACAAGGCATATTTTTTCTGATTTAAAATGTGAAGGGGATAGGCCAATCCCTACCCCCGATTTTTTTAATTAAGGTGCAACGTACAATTTCCAGAACACTACTTCATCTGGGAATGCAACTTGTACACCAAGTTTGAACTCTACTACGAATCTCATTTCGTCTGCCTCTTTTGCATAGAACAGCTCGAAGCGATCTTGCTCGTTCAACATATCAGTACCTAGGTACAAGTTACTCATAGATAGACCGAACATTTTGTCTGTTCCGTTCAAACCATTCACACCAATCAACTTGATAGAAGTACCAGGAATTACTAGTTCCATGTTGGCAGCATCTACAGGGTAGTGATAAAGGTTGCTATCTCTCAAAGCAAGAACATACTCTCTGAAGGTATCATTTCCGCAGAAGATTACCACATCATCCTTGTCCAAAAGGGCAGCAGGAATAGAAGCAAAGATATCATCTACAGCTTGCTCTACGTTTGCCTTGGTCAAAGTAGTCAAGTTAGATACGTTTCCATTGATAGGATCACCAGCACCACCGAAACCTAGATCGTTAATGATCTTAATCAAGCCATTAAACTTGTTAAGGTTAGCAGTTCCTGATCCTGTGTCACCCTGCCAAATAGCAGTTTCAAGGGCAGCACCAATACGCTGTACTTTTTGTGCAGAGTACTCAGATGCATAAGCCATGTAGTCATAGCTAGAACCTTCTCTCAAAGCCTTCTGAGTATATTTAGCTTCAAAAGTCTTAGGGCAGATAGATTCCTGAACCTTGATCTTACCTACAGTAAGGGTTCTTTGAGTGATAGTAGTAGTACCGCTTGAGTTGAACCCACAAGTTCCACCTGCTTGGAATACTGCATCGGTAGTCATGATGTTAATAGTCTCAGCGGATTTGATACCCACCTGGACATTACCTTTTGCTTCGATTAGAGAAGCAGTTTTTGCAGAGAAGATAGCAGCAGATGTAAGCTGCAATTCATTCTCTTTTACATAGTTAGATAGTGCTGATAAATCTAAGGCCATTTTATTTTTGTTTTAAAATTTGAAATGCTTTTTGAATGTTTGCAAATCTATCTTCCTTCTCTACTTTGATTGCTTTGTGAAAAGAGTTAGGTGCAGATATTGCTTTGTCACTTGGTTCTTTGGCTAGGGTTTC